CCTCCTATTTATATTTTCGTTGTTGTGTCTTGTTCCAAATATGTTTCTTTATAACCCTTTCTAATAGCAGAAAGAGTGTAGCAGAATTTACCATCCAGACACCCATCAGCTTTGACCTTAAACCCAGACTCAGTTACATCCGTATAATATAAAGGTAAAAACTTATTCTTTGGAGTCAGTATGATGTGATAATAATCCGTTTCTATTGTTTCCATAAACATCGGATCAAGTTCAATAGTACACTCACCATTAACAAGTTCTCCCTCGCCAAGAGTGGCGAAATATACTTTATCGCACTCATATGAATATAGAAGTCTATTACCATAATTATCAGTTTTAACAACCGCGTTCTTAGCCCCTACAACCCTGAGTCCTCCTGCACCAGCAATAGCTACGCACTCAGTTGTCGGGTCAGAACCAACTTCTATATAAAGCCCTTTTCTAAAAATAAAAGAACCGGAGTTGTTTCTTCCGTCTAAACGAAAGTTTTTAGCAGTTGTAGAATATCCAAGAGTAACTCCACCAGTTGTATTTTGATAGAAAGCTCCATTTATAAAAGTGTGATCCGTTCCAAAGAACTCCAATAATCCAATGTATCTATCACCATCAAAGTCATATTCATATGGATGGAGTCTCATAGTTATATAATCATAATTACCATTTTTATAATGACTCTCAAACTGTCCTCTATCGTTAATTGTGCTATAATGGGAGTTGGTTCCGATTGATAGTGAGCCACCATATATACTAGCTCCGTCTATTCTACTACCTTTAATATATATACCATTTATAACTCCAGCCTTTATTAAATTCGCATTCAGAGAACCTGAAGTTATAAAGTCCGCAACAATAGAGCCATCCATGGTCATAGCTAATCCATAGCTTTGTCCTCCATCTTTAGAGTATGCAAGACCATTGATATTCCATTTCCAAAGTCTTGTCGCTTTAGTATAGTCAACATTATCAGAAATATATAGCGTGTTCGTACCATTCTGATCTGTTGTTATGGTAATATAACCATTAGTAGCAAGCTTCATTATTTTAGTAGCCATCTCTTGAGCAGAATTAAGTATGGTGTCTGCTTTAGGTAATGACTCTATTTCTTTGATTATCTGAGTATTTATCTTATTATTTACTTCTGTCAACGAGGTTTTAATATTTGTACCTAAAGTAAACTGTGCTCCCTCAGGTTGATCAAGAGGAATGTCAAGTTTTGTCACTGGAAAAGTCTTATTCATACCATGAGGTTTAGATATAACTTCTATAGTATCTAAAAGTTTCACATCCTCTATATTTGGATTGAGGTAGTTCATATCAATAGCATTCAACTCAATTATCATATTATCAAACTGAAGATTTGATAAATATAATTTAGCTTTCCCGAGCAAAGCTTCCGGTGTTTTAACATCATCCCATTTAACGGTCTTCTCTATCCAACCATATGAAGAAACAGCTTCATCTGATTTGACATAGGAAGAACCATTATTAACTGAATCCACTGTTAAATATGCTTCTAATGCTGGAATAGGACTTGTCTCTAATCTGCTTCCGAATGGTAAAATAACAGTAGCATATTCTGACATGTCCCATTTTCTTGTAAAATCAAGTAGATTAGTTCCAAACTCTATTTTTTGACTATTAAGATTTATATAATCAGCAAGATAGTCTAAATATCTTATTCCGTTTTCTTTTCTAATCCTTAGATGCCCACCAAGTCTATTAATAAGTTTATCATTAATGCACTCAATGGTTTTTTCATGATTTGTATATCTATACAAAGAATTGTTTGGATCGGTTACTGTGACCACACCAACTGTAAATTTCTTATCAGCTGTAACTTTACTGTTGTGAATATTTATCAATGTTGAAAGAAAGTCTCTAACAGTTATATCGTGAAACTCAGCTTGTGGTTGCGTTGTATCATTTAAATATGCTAACTCACCCTCACATACCACAACTCTATTATCCCAGAAGTCTTTTGTTTCTGATAATATTCTACCTGACCATATTTCTTTTTTATTTTTAAATACAGTCAAGTATGTTGTCATTCTTTGTATTGCGCTATAACCTATATTGCTTGGAGGTATAGTCATAGTTAATGATCCAGCTGTATTATCAGCCATTGATAGTTTAGGACTAATTAATTTCGTATTATTCGAAATATAATCATCGCTATATATGCATAAGTCATCAGCATATATATCATACATAGACTATAACCTCCCTTTTCTAAATTCTATTGATAGTGTTCCTTTTACATTTGCGTCTGGTGTAGATGGATTATTCTTTAAACATCTAATATAAAGTTTTACATCTTTTTCACCATAGAAAATAAAATCTGGAACCTTATGTGAACCGTTTAAAATATCTCTTTGAATATTTATCCCGAGACTTTCATTTATGAAGTTCGCATGGATTCCAGTTCCGTTCTGAACATTAATATGAAAAGTTGGACTTACAGGGGCTCTACTAAAGTGCTCTCTTTTAAATGTGAATAGTTTATTAGTTGTATCCACACTTAGATTCCTATATAAAGTTATAGTAGTCATATCTTTAGTAAAGTTAAATGGATCCCATAACCAATCATCAATTGTAGACTTGACTTCCCATTTATATGGTCCAACATTATAATCTATGTTAATCTTTGAGAAGTTCTTATCAGAAACCCATTCACTAACTGTAAATCTTCCTTCATAAAAATAATCTTTATCGTCTTCAAGTATAACCCTCATAGTCTTACCGTGAAGATAATCCATAATATTTGAGTATACTTCATACCACTCTTCATGAGTTTTAACGGGCTCATAGAAATCATTAACCACAATAAATTCGAATGAACCCGTTCTGTTGTTGTACACTGGGTACTTTGTAAGTGCCTCAGTTAAATCTATCGCCCCATCTCCCCCAGGGATATCAATTATTTTTGTCTTTAAAGCCGGAGGAGCGAAGACAGGACGAGTGGCAGGGGCTAAGTGCCAATCATCCCAAGTATTCTTATCACCAAAGGTTATTGAATGGTACACTTTAAATCCCCCTTCCATCATATATTATTTGTTGTCCGAGATGTTCATTTATTGGAGATGCTATTTGACCCACAAGTGTTCCTGTGTCAAGTATAACTTGTAGTTTACTCATACCTCCCATTAATAAATTAACATCTTTTCTTAAATCATTTATTGCATTTACTACATTATCATTGTTTATAGACAATCCATTTTGATTTACCGCAAGCTTAGAATTCATTGTATTACTATCACTTATTGCCAAGCCTATAGATTTATCAGCTGATAGCAAGTTATTAAGCTTGTTAGCCCCATTAGTTACATTTGAAAGGTCTAAAACAGGCTTAATTGTTGGTTCGCTATCAATGGTAGTGTTTACATAATCAGATATGGATGATATGGCTGAAGATATACCAGTTATAGCACTTTGTCCCATACCAACCGCTGATTCTTCTACTTTAGACATTAGTCTTGATAATCCTACTATAAAGCCCTCACCAGTGTATTCGCCTATTTCAGCAAATACTCTTGATGGTGAGTGTATTCCAAGAATACGTTTAGCTCCTGACACAGCATTGTTTGCTGTAGAGACTACAGAGTCGACTATTTCATCAGCAACCCTTTGTATTCCTCGTTTCATACCATTCATAAGGTTTGCACCTATTGATACAAACTCTCCAACTTTCTTTTGTATAGCAGACAAAATTCCTGATAATATATTTGTTACGGCTGATTTTATTTCTTCTGCTTTGCCATTTATTCCGTTTCTTAAGTTATCCATCAAAGCTTGACCTTTTGACAGGAATTCTCCAACTCTACTACCTATACCATTAACCACTGTTGTGATTATAGTGGACACCGTTTGAGTTATTTCGCCCATCTTAGCCGCTATGCCATTTTTAACATTAGTCATCAATTCTTGACCTTTAGTTAAGAATTCACCCATTCTCTTTGTAACTGCGCCAATAATATTAGTTATTAAAGTAGTAATGGTTTGTATGGCAGATTGAGCCATATTTGCTATTCCCTGCTTTAATCCCTCTATTATATTTTTACCAATATCATCAAATACTGTCGATGGTGAGTGAATACCTAATAATGTTAGTACAGCATTAACTATAGCTTTAAATAGGTTCTCAAATGCTTCTTTAATTCTTGGTGTATTTTTATTTATTCCATCTGCTAATCCGTTAATTAGTCCAAGTACAATATCAACACCAGCTTGACCTATCTTTGGAATTTGTGCTATAACTGCTTCTATCGTAGCTAATACAGTATCAACAACTAAGTCTACTATATCCGCAATATTTTCTTTAATTCCAGTTATAAATGCTTTTATTAATTCCACTCCTATTTTGATAAATTTAGGAGCTTTCTTAAGTAGTTCATCTAAAAATGTCTCTATAACAGATAATAGCTTAGGGATATTATCTTCCAAAGCCACTAATATGGAACCTATAATCTTACTAACTGCTTCTATCATTTGTGGAGCCGCATT